GTATACGGTCCAAACACTATTGGAGGTGGCGGTGGTGGTGCTGGTGGATTCTTAACAGGCACAGGATATGGCGTAACACCCGCACAAACAATTTCAATTATTGTGGGTGCAGGAGGAAAAGCAGGAGTGTCTCCCACAGGTCATGGTAGTAATGGAACCAACTCAGTATTTGCAACTATAACTGCACTTGGTGGTGGTGGTGGTGGTGGTGGCAGTCCAGCACCGCTTAATTTAGGATGGAGAGGTGGTTCTGGTGGTGGTAGTGCTAATCAAGGTCCATTTGGTAATCTTTCTGCTGGTGCTCCAGGAACACCGGGTCAAGGTAATCAGGGTGGTGGTGGTTATTATGAAACTGGACCTGGTGGTGGTCAAAATAATTCTGGCGGTGGCGGTGGCGCAGGTGGCGCAGGTGGTAATGCTCCAGCACCTAACGGACAAGGTGGTAATGGAGGCATAGCATTAGCATCAACAATAAGTGGTTCAACAGTATATTATGCTGGCGGTGGTGCTGGTGCTAATGATTTTAGAACTGGCAATTACACTATAGCATTAGGTGGTGGTACTACAAATCCAGCACAAAAAGGTGGTGGTGGTAATGGTGGAAGTTCTAATCCTTCAATCACTCCAGAGGCAGCAATTGGTGGACTAAACGGGCTTCCTGGTTTACCAGCAACAGGCGGTGGTGGTGGAGGTGGTGCTCTTGCAGTATTCCCAAGCGGACCTGGTGCAGTTTGGGCTACTGGTGGTGGTGATGGTGGTTCAGGAATTGTCATCCTTAAATGGACATAAATAAATAACTAAATAGATTAAATTGTTTTAACTTAGGAGAGTATTAGATGGCACATTTTGCACAACTTGATGAAAATAACGTTGTTACTCAAGTAATTGTTGTAAGTAACAACGAACTACTTGACGCAAATGGTCAAGAACGTGAAGAACTTGGCGTAGCGTTTTGCCAACGACTGTTTGGCGGCAACTGGAAACAAACATCATACAATCATGGTATGCGTGTACGATATGCTGGTATCGGCTATTCATACAATGCCGATCTTGATGCGTTTGTTCCACCAAAACCTTTTGCTTCGTGGACACTGAACAGTGAAACAGCATCATGGGATGCACCAAAAGCAATGCCTTCAGATCAAGGTACAGGCGATCCAATTAAGCATTACTATTGGAACGAAGAAGCACAAGATTGGCAATTACCTTCAGCGTAAATTATTTTCATTCAAAGAAACCCTGCTTCGGCAGGGTTTTTTATTAGCGGTATAAGATTGACTAAATAGACTATTAAAAGGAGAAAATCTTGGCTGCTTATGTAGAACTTACAATAGAACAAGGTGCGAATTTAATTTCAACTGTTTCTGTCAATGACAATCAAGGTGATGCAGTAAATTTAGCAACCTATTCTGCATCTTCTCAACTACGCAAGTCTTATTATTCCTCATCTGCAAACACCATGTCGGCAATTATTACTGGTAATGCCAATGGTCAGATTACTCTTTCAATGACCGCAGCAAATACTGCTCTTCTTTCACCTGGTCGGTATGTTTATGATTTAACTATTCGTAATTCTGTAGACAATTCTGTGACCCGTGTAGTCGAAGGAACAGCAGTTGTATTACCATCCGTTACGAGGTAAGAAATGGCAATAGATATTGGTAAGGTTGTAATTAATCAACCTAACAGAACAACAATAACATCACCAAATTATCGTCCTAAACCAAATGTTGCTTTTGCTGAGATTAATGATGTATCGACGGATGGTTTAGAAGATGGTTATACAATCATTTTTAGTGCTGCAAATAATAGATATGAAACTAAAAGCGCAGCAAATTTGACCACATCAATTTCAATTTTTGGTGGATATTTCTAAGAATATAAATGGCTAATTCAGTTATTCAAATAAAGCAGTCGTTTACAAACACTGTTCCTGTATCGTTAAATGTTGGTGAACTTGCCTATTCGTATGTAAGTAATAGTTTATTCATTGGTTCGCCAGGGAATTCTGGTTATATTAACATTGGTGGTTTCAGTTCTTTACTCAGGTATGATGAAGCATTTATTCGTGCTAATTCTGGATTCATACAAGCAAACTCAAGTTTTATCCATGCGAATGCTGCATTCATCAAAGCAAATTCTAGTTATGAATCACAGAACTCAAGTGGTAACTATGCTAATGCTGCATTTATTCGTGCAAACAATTCTCTTAATGCCAATCTTGGTGGTCAAGTTACTGGCGTTACGACATTCTTTTCAAATACAAGAGCAACATCAAACACAACAGGTGATTTAGTTGTTGTTGGCGGTGCTGCAATCAAAGGTAATGTGTATACTGGTTCGATATACATTACAGGTAATGGTGTAAGTGGTACACTGAATGCAATTGTATTTGGTGACGGTACCACACAAAATACTTCACCCGATGCAATATCGTTATCAGCAAACTTAGCATTCGGTAATGCTAATGGTGCATTTGCAAAATCAAATGCTGCTTTTATTGTTGCTAATGCCGCATCCATTCGTGCTAACAATTCTGTTGATGCAAACTTAGGTGGCACAATCACCGCAACAACTGCGGCAATAACAAACACTTCTGGTGCTTTGATTGTTGCTGGTGGTGTTGGTATCAAAGGTAATGTTTATACTGGTTCAATTGTAATGACGGGTAATGGTGTTGGTGGTTTATCTAACACAATCACATTCCCCGATGGTACAGTTCAGAATACATCTCCTGTTGCTACAAGTTACTATGCTAACTCCGCTTTTGCTAATGCTAACGGTGCTTTTGCCAAAGCGAATGCTGCTTATTCTTATGCCAATGGTGCATTCACTGCTGCTAATTTAGGTTTCAATCAAGCAAACTCAGCATTCATAAAAACAAATGCTGCATTTGATCAAGCCAACTCTGGATTCATACAAGCAAACTCTGCATATGCACAAGCAAATGCCGCTTATCTAAGTCAGAATGCTACAGGTCAATATGCTAATGCAGCATTCCTAAGAGCAAACAATTCTCTTAGTGCAAACGTTGGTGGTATAGTTACAGGTGATGTTACCATTACAGGTAATTTGCTCGTAACTGGTAACACAACGTATGTAAACAGTTCACAAACATTAATTGCAGATAACATTCTAACACTGAATGCTGCAATCAATCAAGCATCTGCACCAATACTTAATGCTGGTATTGAAATTGATCGAGGTTCTTCCGCAAACGTATATGTATTGTGGAATGAAACAAGTGATAAATGGACTGTCACTAATGATGGTACAAATTATTATGGTATTGGTTCTGATGCTGCTGAAGCATATGCCAACTCTGCGTTTATAAAATCTAATTCTGCGTTTGGTCATGCTAATGCTGCTTATATAAGTCAGAATGCTACAGGTCAATATGCTAACTCAGCATTCATACATGCAAACTCTGCTTATAATTCACAGAATGCAACTGGTCAATATGCCAACTCAGCATTTGTACATGCAAACTCAGCATTCACTTATGGTAATGCAACTGCCACATATGCTAACTCTGCGTTCATTCGTGCCAATAACTCACTGAATGCAAACGTTGGTGGTCAAGTTACTGGCGATGTAACATTCGTAGGTAACGTAACATCCAACACAATAACAACAACAGGTTCAAATGGTAGCATTTCTGGTGCTAATGCCATCTTTACCAACTATATCTTTGCTGCGAATGGTAACGTAGATTTATACATCTACAGTTCAAATGCTTATGCGAATGCCAATGGTGGTTTTGCCAAAGCGAATGCTGCTTTTGCGAATGCGAATGGTGCATTTGCTGGTGCTAATTCTGCTTACAATCAAGCGAACTCTGCGTTCATACAATCTAATTCGGCATATGCACAAGCGAATGCGGCATACTTGTCACAGAATGCCACAGGTCAGTATGCTAACTCAGCATTTGTTCATGCAAACTCTGCCTACCAATCACAGAATGCAACTGGTAATGTAGCAAACTCTGGATTCATACAATCAAATGCTGCGTTTGGTCATGCTAATGCTGCTTACATAAGTCAAAACGCTACTGGTCAGTATGCTAATTCGGCGTTTGTACATGCCAACTCATCGTATCAATCACAGAATGCTACAGGTCAGTATGCCAACTCAGCATTCATAAAAGCAAACGCATCTTTTGATCATGCTAATGCTGCTTACATATCACAGAATGCTACAGGACAGTATGCGAATGCTGCTTTCACGGTTGCAAATGGAGCATTCATTCATGCTAATTCTGGATTTATTCAGTCGAACTCCGCATTTATTCATGCGAACTCTGCGTATGCAACTGCGAATGTTAAGACACAAACTTTTGTTCAAGACACATCACCAGCATCTGCCAATGTAGATGACATCTGGATTGATTCGTCATCAGGTATTCAGTATGTGTACATCAACTCTAACTCATCAAATCAGTGGGTAGAGTTTAGTGCATACAGTTCACCACTAAACGGTACAGCAAATATTCAGTTTGCCGACCAGACAATCTTCACAGTCAACTCGGCACAAGATTTAATTATATCGAATCCAAGCACGGCAAATATCAAATTGATTTCTGGTAATACAATTATCACAGGTAATTTGATTGCTGATGCTACAGGTAAAGTTGCTTCATTCAATAATATTCGTGCAGTATTTTTTAGAGTAAATACAGAAACAATTCTTGCAAACTCTTCTGCTGTAAACATTGTTGGCTCAACTGGTTACTATACACAGTTACCAACATCAAATGGTTACATGCTTCAGATTACTGGAGCAGATAATTCTACATCCAGAGTTGTAAATGATTCTGCTGGTGTGGGTACCTATTCAGCATTCATTGGTCGTCATGCACGTGGAACACACCAAAATCCAACTGCTGCACAAGCAAATGATCTTCTTGCACGTTTCTCTGGCAATGGATTCGGTGCAACTGGTTATGGTGTCAATGCTGGTGGCGCAAGTATGGATGTGTATGCTACAGAGAACTATACTGATACTGCACGTGGTTCAAAATTAGTTTTTTCTACAACTGCAAATGGCACAAATGTTCGTACAGTTTCTGCCACAATTGATGCTAACACTGCGACATTTACAGGTTCAGTTATTCCACAAAAAGGATTCGTTTATGCAACAAGAACTGCAAACGTTGGAAACTCTGTAGCAGTCACAGTTGATTTTGCAAACGATTCTATTATTCGGTGTACTGTAAATGCTGATATGTCAGTTTACTTTACTAATTTTACAATAGGTAAAATCGTTGATATATGGGTTACAAATTTGAGTGGTACAGGACGTTCTGTAACACATGGAGTATCAGCAACCAATGCAACTAATAATGGATTGGCAAAAACTGTACCATCTACTTCAACAGCAAAATTTCAATTCTATTCTTTAAATGCTGATGTAGGAAATACATTCGTGGCAATCACTCAAGGGTAAGGGATAAATAATAAATGGCATTTAGTTTTCCTACCTCACCCACACTCAACCAAGTATATACATTTGGTACTAAGACCTGGCGTTATAACGGCACAGGTTGGGTTCTTGTCACGGGTGTTGATGCAGCACAGGCAGCATGGTCTACAGCAAATCTTGCATACGTCAACTCTAATGCTGCGACAGTATTAGCACAAGGCGCATTCGATACTGCCAATTCCAAGTTTGATAAAGTTGGTGGTACAATTACTGGTAACGTTTTCATTACCAAAGATTTAAGTGTTGGCGGCAATCTATCAATTCTTGGTAATACATTCTCTATCAATGCTGGTTCATTGATAACTAATGATACTTTAATTCAGTTAGGAATAGGTAACTATTTTACTGATGCATTAGATGTTGGATTTGTTGCTCATTACAATGATGGTGTAAATGCTCATGCTGGTCTGATTCGTGATTCGGGTTCCAAAGAATGGCATCTATTCAAAGGTTATATACCTGAAGTTTTAGCAAACAACAATATCAATATTAATGATCCATCATTTGTAATTGATACCCTGAATGCAAATTTACATTCAACAACTGTCCTAATCAAAAACATTGATATACTTCCATATGCTAATGGAATATATGACAAGACAAATGCAGCATTCATTCATGCGAACTCTGGATTCTTACACGCCAATTCTGGATTTATTCAAACAAATGCTGCGTTTAATTTAGCGAATGCCGCTTATCTGTCACAGAATGCAACTGGTCAATATGCTAATTCGGCGTTTGTTCATGCTAATTCTGCATACCAAAGTCAAAACGCAACTGGACAGTACGCCAACTCTGCTTTTGCGGTAGCAAACTCTGCTTCAGTATATGCCAACTCTGCGTTTGCTGCTGCAAATGCTGCTGGTTCATTACCATTCGTTCAGTTTGCTGCCAATACTGCGAATGCTGCATTCATTCGTGCCAACAATTCACTAAATGCAAACGTTGGTGGTACAGTAACAGGTAATGTTGTAGTCATTGGTAATGTTATAGCAACTGCATTTGAGACATCTGGTCCTGCTGGCGATATTACTGGTGCTAATGCAATCTTTGCGAACTATATCTTTGGTGCAAATGGTTCTATAGACTTAACAATTTGGGCTAATAATGCCTATGCAAATGCCAATGCTGGTTTTGCCAAAGCAAATGGTGCATATGATCAAGCAAACGCAGCATTTTTACAAGCAAATTTAGCATTTACAACACCAGACTATGTTGCCAACTCTGCGGCATCTTATGCAAACTCAGCGTTTATTGCGGCAAACTCTGCATTCATTTATGGTAATGCAACTGCTAACTATGCCAACTCAGCATTTATTCAGGCAAATGCTGCGTTCTTACAAGCGAATACTCCGAGTAATGTTGCGAACTCTGCGGCAATTTATGCCAACGGTGCATTTGCAACTGCGAACTCAGCATCAAACTATGCCAACGGTGCGTTCCTTGCTGCTAATACTGCTGACTCTAAAGCAGTAGCATCTGGTAACTATGCCAATGCTGCATTCATACAAGCAAATGCAGGAATAACAATTGCACAGTCTGCATTTAATCAAGCAAACTCTGCATACCAAAGTCAGAATGCAACATCACAGTATGCCAACTCTGCATTTATACAAGCAAACTCTGCTTTCTTTCATGCTAATGCTGCGTTCCTTGCTGCCAATAATGCAACGGACACTTATGTTCGTAATCATGCCAATGCTGCATTCATTCGTGCTAACAATTCACTAAACGCAAATGTTGGTGGTTCGATTACTGGTGATGTTACTATCACAGGTAATCTGATTGTATCTGGTAATACTGTTTATGCCAATGCACAGACCGTTCTGATTGCCGATAACATTATCACACTGAATGCTGCTATAGATCAGACATCAGCACCAACAATGAATGCTGGCGTTGAAGTTGATCGTGGTAATCAACCAAATGTTTATGTACTTTGGAATGAAACTGCACAATCATGGCAATTTACAAACAATGGAACTACCTATGAAAATTTTGGTGGTGGTTCGGCAGGTGTCTATGCTAATGCGGCATTTATACAAGCGAACGCTGCTTTTGCTGTTGCTAATGCTGCCAATGCTGCTGCTGGAAATGGCGGTAGTGTTGTAGTAACATTTGCTTCAGCACCTCCAGTTTCAGGTAATGCTAATGGTCATATTTGGATTGATTCAACTGATGGCACAGAATACATGTACTTTAAAGATTCTGATGGTTATCAATGGGTTGAATTTGGACCAGGTACTGCTAACATTGTATCAAATACATTTGTAACAGCGAATGTAACTGCTCCATTCGGTCAGGCAAATGCTGCATACAATCAAGCAAATGCCGCATTCATAGTAGCAAACGCTGGTTTCATTCAAGTGAATTCTGCATTTGATTTAGTTAATGCAGCATTTATACAAGCAAACACACCAAGTTATACTGCTAATTCTGCCGCATCATATGCTAATGCTGCATTCTTACAAGCAAATACTGCCAACACAATCTTAATTGATTCAACACGATTGGCACCTAATCTGAAATTAAGCATCATTCAGGTACTTGAAACTGCAAATATCTATTCAACTCCAATTAGTGGTAATGTAAATATAGATATTGGAAATAATACTTCTTATTTTTTCTCAGCAAATGCCACAGGAAATGTCACATTTAATTTAAGAGGCACAGCTTTAGTGTCGTTTGATACGACGGTTGGTATTGGAAGAACCGCATCTATCGCAATTGCATTACAGCAAGGTGCGACAAAGTATAGAGCAAATCTGTATATTGATGGTGTGTTGCAAACTCCTTATTGGTTAGGAAACTCAGCACCAGCATATGCTACAGCACAACAACAATCAATTGATGTCTATACATATACAGTATTTAAAACAGCAGCAACCACATACAGCATATTAGCAGCGAATAGTAACTTTGGATTGGCTCAAGGTCAACCAGGTCAAGGATAATAGTAAATGGCTATAGGTATAAATTTTCCAAGTAATCCAACAGCAAACCAATCTTATACTTGGGGTGCTAAGACTTGGATTTACAATGGTTATGGTTGGAAATTACAACCGATAGTTACTGCTAATTCGGAACTATCATCATTTTCCACACTATCAGATGGTGTAACATCAACGTTTAGTTTAGGTTTCACACCTATATCGAATGCTGCTATCTTCGTTTCTGTTGGTGGTATAGTTCAAAATGAATCTGACTATGTTATTAATGCTTCCAACAATACTATTTCGTTTACTGAGCCTCCACCAACATCAGAGAATGTTCGTGTTGTAGGTTATAAAACAATTACTCCATACTATCTGGATGTTGCAAACTCCATTGGTGCTATTGTTCAAACATTCAATGGTGTTGGTGATGGTGGAACTCAAGTATTCAATCTTGGATTTAATCCTTACGGTGCCAACTCTGTATTTGTATCTCTTGGTGGTATCATTCAACCAGACAATGCATATACGGTAAGCAATGTTGCAAACACAATTACGTTTGGTACCGCACCACAGAACAATGAAAACATTCGTGTCGTTGGTTACAGCAAAGTTAATCCATTCATTACATACTATGCCAATCAGAATGTATCTGTGTCAGTGTATGAAACAACAGCGAATGGTAATACCGCAACGTTTCCATTAGGATTTAATCCACAAGCAAAAGAGTTTCTGACCGTAACGATTGATGGTATTGTACAACCGCTTTCAGTTTATTCAGTAAACACAACTTCTAACACAATTACATTTGATGCTCCACCTTCCAATAACGAATTGGTTCGTGTAGCAACATTCTATACTGCGGTTAATACGATTGCTATTCAGTTAGCGGCAACGAACACCACAGTATCTACATTTGAAACAACAGCAAATGGTTTAGTCAGTACGTTTGCTCTTGGATTTACACCTGTAAGTAATCAGGCATTGATTGTAGCCATTGATGGTGTTCTGCAAGCACCAAGTTCTTATCTAATTAATTCATCAGCAAACACAATTACGTTTGATATCGCACCAGTAAACAACGAATACATTTCAGTTACCACAATTGGTGCCACAAATGTTTATGTGGTAAATGATGGAACAATTACTCTTGCAAAGTTAGCACCGAATGTTACAGATCGCCTCACACAGATTAATGATACAGCAAACGCAGCATTTGTCAAAGCAAATACGCCAAGTTATACCGCAAACTCTGCGGGAATATATGCCAACGGTGCTTTCGTGACAGCAAACGCAGCAGCAACAACAGGAAAAGCAATTGCTATGTCAATTGTATTTGGAGGTTAACGAATGACACAAGTCATTACTGGTAATCGAGTTGCCAATAACTCCATCACCTACGACAATTTAACAGCAAATGTTAAGTCATACTTTGTAACCACTGTATATGATCTGGATGACCTATCGTATATGACCGATGGGTTTACTACAACGTTTCCATTACAGTACAACACGAACACAGTGACGGTATCAAGTCCTTGGAATTTAATGGTAACTGTTTCTGGCATCATGCAAAGAGCATTCGCCAATACTGACGGTTACGATTTTGTTTGGCAAAGTGCTGTCATTCCAGCATCTAAAGGTTACACCATAGACACCACTGGAAACATACAATTTGCTGATGCACCACCCGCTGGAGCAGACTTGAATATCCGAGTCGTTCCAGGAATACCGAATGCTAATACGAAGGTATATCCCTTCAAACCTACCGATATTATGGTAGGTTACTAAATAGTAAGTTAATAAAAATACCACTCATTTGGAGTTAAAATGGCCAGAAAAGTTCTATTAGATACCTATTACACATTTACACCGTCAACAAGGACGCTTGTAATCCCTGAATCTATTCAGCGTGAGCGTTTTGTGTTGATCACAAATGTTACCACTAATCAGGTAATCTACAATTTCTCAGACCCTAATCTGAAACTCACCTCTCATGCAATCTCAACGACTGCTACTGGTGATGTGTTCACAACACTTGTACTCAACTACAATACTGTGGCAATGTCATCTACGGACAAGATACAGATAATGATTGATGAGTATGATGAGAAGTTTACTCCTTCTGATGTATATACTGATCCAGTAAACAAAATTCGTACATCAACTGGTCAAGCACTGATTGATACTGACTTTGAATACGGTCAACAATCGACCAAATGGGAAACATTGACGATGATCAACAATCGTCCATTTGCTTTCTATAACTCATCTTTACCTTTGACTCTGACTGATGTTCGTGCAAACGTAGGATCAAGAACAATTCAAGTCAACACATTTCCATCTGTTCCACCAGCACAGGGTTCTCCTGTTTATATGCAGGACACTTCGTGGGTAGGTGCAGAAGGTGTATTCATTGTCGATCAAGTAGATAATGGTTCAAATACATTTACCTATACTGCTGAATATCCATATGTCAATGCATCAGGTTCAATTATTAATACTGGTGTAACCATTGGTTTCCAAGGCGGTATATTTGGAAATTCCGCAATCACTTTGACATCAATTACATCAGCACAAACATTAGTTACTGTAGTTACAAATCAACCACACGGTCTTTCATTAGGTAATGAGATTGCTCTGACAGGCACTACAGCATCATCGAATGCACCAAACGGTTCGTTCTTTGTTTCATCTGTTCCTTCATTAAATACATTCTCATTCTATACTCTGTCTGGTTCAAATACAATTCCTACTGGTTCAATTACTGGTGGTGCATTGTATGTTCGTCCACAAGGTCAAGCAATTCATCGTCCATATGATGGTGGTATTCAGTTTGGTACTAACTCACAAAGTCCTAATCAGCAGATCATTCGTCAGACACGCCGTTACTTCCGTTATCAATCGGGTAAAGGCATTCAGATGTCTACGGGTACAATTTTCAAACCAACAATCAATATTGATCAAATTAGTTCTGTTGGTAATCTGATTACTGTTGTTACTAAAAACTCACATGGTATTATTAATCCTAATGTGTCGTTTACGATTGCTGGTTGTAACGAAACTGCATACAATGGTACGTTTACAGTAGCAACAGTTCTCGATGCTTATCGTTTTCAATACTATGCTAACTCAACACCAACACAACCAATAGCAAGTGGAATGTATACGTTGTCAATCAACTCTTGGTTTGGTGGTTTAAGTCGTATTGGTATGTTTGATTTCCAGAATGGATTGTTTTGGGAGTTTGATGGACAAAACCTATATGCTGTAAAACGTTCATCAACATATCAATTGTCTGGTCAAATTCAAGTTGCATCCAATAGTTCATATGTAACTGGTCAAACATTCAATGGTGTATCAACACTATTCAGTAAACAATTAGTACCTGGTGATTTTATTGTTATCAAAGGTCAGCAGTATCGTGTAGATACAATTCAGTCTGATAATGCTATGACAATTTCACCACAGTTCCGTCATGGTACTGGTACAAGTATCATCAACACAATTGTCAACAAGACTATTGATACTCGTTTTCCACAATCTCAATTCAATCTTGATCGTTTGGATGGCACAGGTCCTTCTGGATACAATGCTGATCTGACTAAGATGCAAATGTGGTATATCGATTACTCATGGTATGGTGCGGGTTTTGTTCGTTGGGGTGTTCGTGGCATAGATGGTAATGTCATCTACGCACACAAGATGCTCAACAATAACGTCAACCAAGAAGCATATATGCGTTCTGGTAACTTACCAGCACGTTATGAGACAGGAACATATGCTCCTTATACTACTTTAACTGCTACACTAGACTTTGCAAATACCGTAGCATATGTAAACAGCACTGCCGCATTCTCTAACACTGGTACTCTATTTGTGCGTAATGCTGCTAATACAGAGTTCATTACATACACTGGTAAAACATCAAATACATTTACTGGTCTTGTGCGTGGACGACCTGGTGCCAACTCAGTTATATTCAATACAACTGCAAACAGCATCACAATGACAGGTGCAGACACTACTGGTATTCAAGTTAATCAGTATGTGTTTGGTAATAATATTCCTAACGGTGCATATGTTACTAACATTGTTCCTAACACATCAGTTAATCTCAGCCTTGCTACAACTGCTACTGGTGTAGCATTAGCAATCTTTGCACCGATGGGTAACACAGCACAAACATTTACATACTCAACGACTTCTCCAACACAAGTTCAGTTGCATTCAGTTCAATTTGCTCCTTCTATGAGTCATTGGGGTACTTCGGTAATTATGGATGGTCGTTATGATGACGATAAATCATTCGTGTTTACGCAAGGTATGACAACTTCAGTAAACGTTACATCGACGTTTGCTCCTGCTGGTGCTGTACCTGGCATGGCACTTCAAAGTTTCCGTGTGTCACCTTCAGTTGGTGCGGGTGTTGCAGGTAACGCAATCGGTGCCCGTGAACTTGTCAATCGTATGCAGATGGTTCTGCGTCAGTTAGACATGCTCTCTGGTGGTGTGTTCCTCATCAGCGTTGTTCTGAATGGTACTGTATCTAATACAACTCCACAATGGACATCAGTTGGTGGTTCAAGTTTAGCACAGTACATCAATCATGGTGCAAATACTTCTGTAACTGGCGGTGAAGTTATCTTCTCAACATTTACGAATGCGTCTGGTGGTGCTGCAACATTTACGACAACATCACTCGATTTGCCTCTGGTTCGTGACTTGGGTAACTCAATACTTGGTGGTGGTTCTCCAGTACCAAATACAGGCATATATCCAGACGGTCCTGATATCGTTACGATTGTTGCTCGAAACTTGACTGCGATACCAACGCAAATCTTTAGTCGTCTCTCATGGACAGAAGCGCAAGCATAAATGCAAACAGTTGCTACTTTACCTGTACTGCAAACCGTCAGTGATGTTACAACACATTACCTCGGTTTGCAGCCAACGATTAGTGGAAGCACGACAGCAGAATACGTCAATCGTAATCTGTCGTTTAATCCTGCATCGAATACTTTATCGCTTGGTGTAAATCTAAATCTATTACCAGGTGCAATCAATACGGCTGCACTTGGTGATTCATCGGTTACTGCATCAAAGATTGGTTTAGTCACACGATTGATTGAGGGTGCTCAACTAATTACAGCGGCACCACTAACAACATTGAATGTGAGTGTGTTAGATGCTACGGTCTATTACATCACAGCAAATGCCGCAGCAAACATGACGTTCAATCTAATCGGTAACACAACAACACCATTAGATAATCTAGTACAAGCAGGTCAAGCAATCACAACTGTATTCCTTATAACACAAGGTGCAGTTCAATTCTCAGCAAACATAGCAATTGATGGTGTGCTTCGTTCAGCAAGTACACGATGGATGGGTAACACACGACCAGGTTATGTGTTGTCGGCAGGACCTTCTGCTAACAATCTTGATGTGTATTCGTTTACAACAATCAAAACAACAGGTAATACGTATACCATATTGGGTTCTAATACAGTATTTGGAGCAACATAATGCCAGAACAAAAAGTCGAATCAGGTAGGATAGCAACAGGTGCTGTAACTGGCGACAAGGTTGCAGTCGGTGCTATTAGTGCAAATCAAATTGCATCTGGTGCTATCACAGGTAATCTGATTGGTACTACTGCTATTTCTGGAAACAACATTGCAAATGGCGCAATATCTAATGCAAAATTAGCAGAACCTAATGCGTTTGAAGATTATTTTCTTTTGGGTAGTCTCTAATGAGTCTAAAAAGATTCACAGTCAATAGATTTACAACACAGCGATTCACTGTACCTGGTTTTGGCACTGGTGGTTCGACACCCGCACCTGCTGGACCAACATCTTATACTTCAATTCAAGTATTTCAAGGTTCACAAACATGGACACCTCCTTCTGGAGTTACATCAGTTGATTGGTTAGTTGTTGGCGGTGGCGGCGGCGGTGGTGATCGTTATGGTGGCGGTGGCGGTGCGGGTGGTTATCAAACAGGAACAGGATTAACAGTAACTCCGGGTACATCATATACACTTGCTGTTGGTTCAGGTGGTGCTGGTGCTGGAAATGGAGGACCAACAGGTTCTCCTGCGAATGGTGTTACTGGCTCAAATTCGGGTATATTCAACACAAGTACAGGAACATCATTAGTTAATTGGTCAATAGGTGGCGGTGGTGGTGGTACTGAAAATAATCCGGGACAAAATGGTAGTCCTGGTGGTTCCGGTGGAGGTGCTTGTTATGGAGGTTCTGCTGGTACAGGAACACCCGGACAAGGTTTTAGTGGTGGCACTGGTCAATTAACTGGCGCATATAATGCTAGAGGCGGTGGTGGTGGTGGTGCTGGAGCAATTGGTGGAAATGCTAATTCTGCTATAGGTGGTAATGGTGGTATAGGAATATTTTCCACCATTTCAGGATCAAACACCGCATACGCTGCTGGTGGTGGAGGAGGTAGTAGTGGTGGAAATATTGGCGGTATTGGAGGATTTTTAATTGGAGGTAATGCTTCAGGTACTACTGCAACTGCTGCTGGTAACGGTGTTTTTTCAACTGGTTCAGGCGGTGGGGGTTCCGGAGTAACTGGTCCAAGCGGCGCAGCAGGAATTAGTGGTGCTGGTGGTTCAGGTGTCATCGTTCTCAAGTGGACACAATCCACATCAACAAATGGTATTTTTGTTTTTGGTAATACAGGTCAATTTATTGTACCCACAGGTGTTTCACAAGTAGATTATCTTGTCGTTGCTGGCGGTGGCGGCGGCGGCGGTAATATAGGTGGAGGTGGTGGTGCTGGTGGTGTCTTATTAGGAACAGGATTTCCAGTTGGTTCAAATTCCGCAATTGCTGTTGCGATTGGTTCTGGTGGTGCTGGCGGTCCAGGTTCCCCTTATTCTCCCGGAATTACAGCAGGTTCCAATGGTTCAAATTCAGTTTTCGGCACATTAGTTGCTACTGGTGGTGGCGGCGGTGGAGATGGCGCACCTTCGGGAGCAGCAGCAACTTCGGGTCGATCTGGTGGTTCTGGTGGTGGTGCAGGTGGATGGTCAAGCACACCAGCAGGTAATTCTGGAGGTGCAGGAACTCCAGGACAAGGTTTTGCTGGCGGCACAGGTTCTTCTACAGCAAATCCATCTTTAGCAAGAGGTGCGGGTGGTGGAGGTGCGGGTGGTGCTGGCGTAGGATCAATTAGTGCAGGAAGCGGCAATGGCGGTATAGGAATCTTCTCATCAATGTCTGGTGCTAATGTAGCATATGCTGGCGGTGGTGGAGGTGGTGGACTTATACCACAAGTTGATCGTTCAATGGGATATGGTGGTGGAGGTTATGCTTCATATGGTTCAGGTTCACCTTGGTTAGGAACACCATATGGTGGTGGTAATGGTGGTTCATACATAGAAACTCCTGGACCAACACGTACTGTTGCTGCTGGTTCGGCAAATACAAATACTGGCGGTGGTGGTGGTGGTGCTGCTGGTTCTGGTGGTGCAGTTGGTGCAGGTGGTTCAGGTATTGTCATCGTTTCGATCCCCACGACACAACCTTCAGTCACAACATATCTTTACACAGCATCAGGGCAATGGACAGCACCACCAGGAATTACTGCGGTTGATTATGTTCTCGTTGCTGGTGGCGGTGGCGGAAGTGTAGCGGGAGGTGGTGGTGCTGGTGGTTACATATCGGGCACAGGTTATCCAGTAGCACCAGGACAAACATATCCTATTATCATAGGTTCAGGTGGAACAGGAGCACCTGCTGGAGTTGCTTCAAATGGTTCAAATTCTATATTCTCTTCACTATCAACATTTGGAGGTGGTGGTGGTTCTAGTGGGGGAAACATCGGTGGTGGTGTTGGTGGTTCTGGCGGTGGTGCAGGAGCATCAAGTGGTGGTGGTCCATATGCTGGAGGTTTAGGAACACCTGGTCAAGGTAATCAAGGTGGTGGTGCAATAAGCACACCAGGAGTAGGTAACTTTAATGGTGGCGGTGGTGGTGCTGGTGCTGTGGGTGGTACTGGTAATTCGCCAGTTGTTAGTGGTTCAGGTGGTGCTGGACTATCAACTACACTCACAGGAACTTTATTGTATCTTGCTGGCGGTGGTGGTGCTTCTGGCACTGGTGGAACAACTGCTGGTGGTCTTGGCGGTGGTGGTGGTACTGCCGTAAATCCTGGTACACCTACTGGTGGTGCGGGTGCACTTGGAACTGGCGGCGGTGGTGGTGCAGGAACAAGTATTGGTGGTGCTGGTGGTTCAGGCATACTCATACTCAAACACTCAGCAACACAACCAAAAATAGCAACATTCTATGCATCAGGTACATTCACTGCACAATCTGCTACAGTTAATTATCTTGTTGTTGCGGGAGGTGGAGCAGGTACCAGTAGTGGCGGTGGCGGTGGCGGTGCAGGTGGACTTTTAACAGGAACAAGTCATCCAGTAACACCGGGACAAGCATACACAGTTACAGTTGGCGCAGGTGGTGCTGCTGGTGTGGGCACTCCTGGACCACCTTATACTGGTATTGGATCAAACGGTGCAAATTCATCATTCTCATCATTTACTGCTATAGGTGGCGGTTTTGGAGGTACTGGTTCTAGTGTTGGTAATGGTGGCTCCGGCGGCGGTGCAGGTAACGGTCCTGGTCCAGCGGGTACAGGAACTCCAGGACAAGGAAATGCTGGTGGAAATCTCTCATCTCCTAACGTTGCTACTGGCGGCGGCGGCGGTGCTGGTGCTGTTGGTGGTAATGGAACTCCGAGTGCTGGTGGAACAGGTGGGGTAGGTTTATCATCATCATATTCTGGAACACCAACATTTTATGCTGGTGGCGGTGGTGGTAGTGCTACTTCAGGTATAGGACCTGGTGGTAATGGTGGTGGCGGTAATGGTGGTCCAGGAGATAGTGATGCTGTTGCTGGTACTACAAATACAGGCGGTGGTGGTGGTGGAGCAAGAAGAAACAACAATACCACTGGACAAGCAGGTGCGGGTGGTTCTGGAATTGTGATCCTAACATGGACATAAAACAACAGATAAATAAGCAATCATGACTATAAGAGTAGGTAATAACCGTTTAGCAAACTCTGCAATCACAGGAAACAAGATTGCAGATAATTCTATTCGTGCAAACAATATTGTTGCAGGACAGATCAGTGGCAACTTGATTCCTAATTATGCTATCACAGGTAATCAAATTGCAAACGGTGCTATTACCGGAGTTCAGATTAGTTCACCACCAGATATCTTTGATGATATTCTTTTATTCGGCGGTATGTAAATGATACAAAGAGTCCGTTCAAACTTACTTATAGATGGCGTAGTTACCAGTAACAAGATTGGTACCGGAGCAATCAGTTCAAATAATCTTACTGTCGGTTCTATTACGGGTAATCTTATTGCTCTTGGTGCTATATCTGGAAACAATATTACAGTCAATGCTATTCGTGGTAATAACATTGTCGCAGGAACAATTACAGGTAATCTGATAGCACCAAATGCTATTACAGGAGATAAGTTGGTAGATAGTTCTGTCAACTCAAATAATATTGTAACAGGTTCAATTACAAATGCAAAGTTAGCAGAACCAAATGCCTTTGAAGATTTCTTTTTAACTAGCGGATTCACAGCAAACAGACTTACAAATCAACGTTTCACTGTACAGAGTTCTGGTGGAGTTACTAGCGTATACAATGCTAATACTACATCAACTGGTTTATTTGTGTTACCTCAAGGCACAACTGCACAACGACCAGCATTTGCAGCAAACGGTTCACTAAGATTCAATACTACTTTAAGTAGATTTGAAGGTTATTTACCAGCAGGTGGATGGCAAAATATTCTTGGAGACAATTATAATATTGATTATTTAATTGTTGCGGGAGGTGGTGCTGGATCAAACTGGCATGGTGGTGGAGGCGGTGCAGGAGGAGTGCTTTCTGGTTCAGGTTTAAGTTTATCTTCTGGCACAAATTATCCAATAGGAGTTGGTGGTGGTGGTAGTGGTGGTAGCAATCCTAATCCAAACGTTGGTGCTAATGGTGATAACTCCACCGCTTTCAGTCTTACTGCCATTGGTGGTGGTCGTGGTGGAAGTTTTGCATACACCTTGCCAGCGACTGGTGGTTCTGGTGCTGGTGGTAGTGGCTCAACTTCCCCGTGGAATATTGGAGCACTTGGAACTCCTGGTCAAGGTTATGCGGGTGGTAACGGAACTGATAGTCATGCTGGCGGTGGCGGTGGTGGTGCAGGTGCAGTAGGACAAGCAGCACCAAATGCAAGTACGGGTGGTACTGGTGGTATAGGTTTTCTGTCATCGATAACTGGAACACCAACGTATTATGCTGGCGGAGGTGGCGGTGGTACTTGGCCAGGTGGTGCGGCTGCTCCTGGTGGGGCAGGTGGTGGCGGTAATGGTAGTTGGAGTACAAACTCAAATCCTCCAACTCCTGGTGCTACGAATACTGGCGGCGGTGGTGGTGGTTCTGGTGGACAAGGACCATATACAAATTGGGCATCAAATTTTGCTGGAGGTTCTGGAATCGTAATTGTTCGTTATCTTGGAAATCAACGAGCATTTGGTGGAACTATAACTTCAGCAGGTGGTTATACCGTACACACTTTCACTGGTTCAGGATCGTTTACATCATGATGAAAGGAAAAAAATAATGGCACATTTTGCAAAAATTGGTATTGATAATATTGTAATAGGAGTATTAGTTGTTAATAATGTTGATACCATGACTCCACAAGGAGAAGAAAGAGAAGAAATTGGCGTACAGTTTTTACAAAAAATAACAGGTCATGAAACATGGAAACAAACTTCTTATAATAAAAAGTTTCGTAAAAATTATGCCGCTGTTGGTTTTACATACGATAGTTCCCGTGATGCATTTATTCCACCTAAACCATTTCCTTCATGGACATTGAACGAGGATATTTGCGGTTGGGAACCACCTACGCCTATGCCAACATCAGAAGATAAGAATTATATTTGGAATGAATCAACCTTGTCGTGGGACGAACATGACTTTCAATAAAGTTTAGGATCATAGGAAAATAAAATGCCAAGAAATTATACAATCTTAGGACAACAAAATCCAGCAGCAAATACATTGACAAGACTATACGGAGTTCCTGCTGGTAACTCTGCTGTTATTTCGTCAATCAATATTTCTAATCTGGATGCCAACTCTGCTGCGTTTAGTATTGCCGCAAATTTAAATGGTGCCGTTACAGCAAACGCAAACTATCTTGCATGGCGGGTATCTGTGCCGGGTAACGATTCAATTTCGTTGAGTTTAGGTATTACGTTAAATGCATCCTCACAATTGTCCGTTAATGCTAATACTTCCACTGTGTCGTTTTCGGCATTTGGTACAGAACTTTATTAATACCAAAATAAATAAGCAATCATGGCAAAAATATCAACCAAATCACAATTCAAAACCTATTGCTTACGCAAGTTAGGTTTTCCTGTCATCGAAATCAACGTCGATGATGATCAGGTAGATGACCGTATTGATGAGGCACTTTCTTTCTGGCGTGATTATCATTACGATGGCACGGAAAAATTGTTTATGAAACATGCTATCACTGCTGAAGATATTAATCGGCAGTGGATTTACTGTCCTGATGCTGTGCAATTTGTTATTGGTGTTATGCCATTTGATTTATCTAATGCATCAATCAATATGTTTGACTTGCGTTATCAATTACGTCTGCATGATCTTTATGACTTTACATCGGTATCATATGTGTCATATGAAATTACAATGCAACACCTTCGTACATTGAATCTATTATTCTCTGGTACTCCACAGTTCAGATTCAACCGTCATCAGAACAAAGTATTTTTAGACATCGATTGGACACGCGATGTTCAACCAGGTAACTTTGTTATCATCGAATGCTATCGTGCATTAGAACCCGAAACAATTACACTAACAGGAACTCTATCATGTGCTCCAGGTTCTAATACAGTTATTGGTACAGGTACAAAGTTTGATCAAGAACTTGTTGATTTTGATTTTATTACAATCGGCACTGAACAAAAGCAAGTAAGAAAAATTTCAAGTCCTACGTCTTTAGAGTTAGAGGGTAATCCCGCACAGACTTATACAAATGCAACCGCTACACTTGAAGGTGTTACTGATGTGTGGAATGATAGGTTCCTAAAGAAATATGCCACCGCATTGATTAAACGTCAGTGGGGTTCTAATCTTAAAAAGTTTGCGGGTATACAAATGCCAGGTGGTGTCACCTTAAATGGTCAACAAATTTATGATGAAGCAATACAAGAGATTGAAAAGATGGAAGAAGAAATGTACATGATGGGTTCGTTGCCATCTGAAATTCTGACAGGATAGGTAAATAAAATTCCTACCAACTTCTACTTCAATAACTTTCCTGCGAACCAGATAACCTCCGAGCAACTGCTCGTTGAGGACTTGGTTATTGAGGCAATGAAAATTTACGGCATGGATGTTTATTACATGCCACGTACCACACGCGACCAAGTAGACTATCTATTTGGTGAAGACTCTCTTAAAGAATACCGTTCTGCTCATCCAATTGAAATGTATCTGGAAAATGTTTCAGGTATGGATGGTGAGCAAGATTTTATTTCCAAATTTGGTCTTGAGATTCGTGATGAAGTTACGATGTTGGTGTCACGATTACGATTCCGTTATACAGTAAATGGATACACTCGTCCACGTGAAGGTGATTTAATATTTGTACCATTACTTAATAACTTTTTTGAGATTACTTTTGTTGAACATGAAGATCAACAGACGATGTTCTATACATTAGGTCGTGGTCGAGGTGGTAATGTATATGTGTATGCTCTGAAGATGAAGCAGTATGTATTTTCTAATGAGATTATTGATACTGGTGTAAAGTTAATTGATGAACAGATCGTAGATTACTATCCGAAAACAAGACTGTTCTTTTCTTCTGGCGGCACAGGTAGTTATTTAAATGATGAGATTGTATATCAAGGAAGTAGTTTAGCGACAGCAAATGCACAAGCACTTGTTCATGATTATATGCCAGGACAGTATGTAGAAGTATATCGTGTTCAAGGTGATTTTACTACAGGTTTATTAAAAGGTAATACAAGTACCAGCACAAGTAGAACAATTAATGTTATTTCTGATGCTGCTACTATGAACAATGCATTTGAGGACATTTTTGACAATGCTCGTATCGAAGCATCATCTGATGGCATCATCGACTTTACGGAACACAATCCGTTTGGGGAACCGTAATGTTAGGTAATGCTCAGTTCTATCATCGCACCATTCGCAAGATGGTAGTTGTATTTGGTACACTCTTCAATGATATTGAGATTGTACGATACACCCAAGCAGGTGTTCCAAAAGAAAAATGGAAAGTGCCATTGTCTTTTTCACCGAAAGAAAGATTTCTAACAGCAATCACTTCTGATCCTAATTTGATCAAGTCAATTGCTACTGTTGTTCCACGTATGTCGTTCAACCTTGACAGTCTGGAATATGATATTAATCGTAAACAAGTTTCAACACTTCGTAACTTTGCACAGAACGATGACACTTCAGTAAACACGCAGTTCGTTCCTATACCATACAACTTTCAATTCTCACTATCGATCTATGTTCGTAATACCGAAGATGGAACACAGATTCTCGAACAAATTTTACCATTTTTTACACCAGACTTTAATGTTACCGTAGACTTCATTCCTGAGATGGATCAAAAATATAATGTTCCTATTATATTAGATTCAGTAGCATCAACTGTAGAGTATGAGGGCGCATTAAATGAAGGTTCCACGCGATTAATTCTATGGGACTTGACATTTACTGCCAAAGGTTACATATGGCCACCAGTTAAATCTGGTAAGTATATTAAAACTGCCAATACTAATACATTTATTGATCTTACTACCAAAGATATACAAAAGGTTTATGTTGACTATGCTAATGGTAATGGTGTCTTTGCACAAGGCGAGACTCTTCGTGCAAATAACTCTGATTTATTTGCCACTGTAGACTTCTTCAGCAATACCTCAAGTGGAATATTAATAGTAACTGGTGCCAATAAGATTATCAAAGTGGGTGACAAACTTACTGGCGATTATACTGGTGCCGCATACAATGTTGTTGTGACAGATATCAATTCTCTAAATGTTGTACAGATAAAAACACAAACTGATCCTGGAACTGCTTCATTGGGTGATGAATTCGGATTTATAGATACAATAAAGGAGTATCCAAATACTTTATCATGAAAAAATTAAACGCGAATCTCTCTGATATATTTGATGTTGAACCCATCAGAGAAGAAAAACCAACACCTCTACCAGTTATTATAGAAGCTTCTGATCCAATCAATGCTGATGCTGATTTTGCACGAAACAACATTCGTGAACTGGTAACACAAGGCAGTCATGCCATGAATGAATTAATGCTCGTTGCCCGTGATGGTCAACATCCAAGAGCATATGAAGTCTTAGCCACCCTGATGAAAAATCTAGGTGACTTAAATAAAGACTTACTGGAAATACAAAAACGTAAAAAAGATTTGGCACCCAAATCTGAATCCAACAATCTAAACATAGATAAAGCTGTGTTTGTTGGTAATACCGCAGAATTAGTAAAACTGCTTAAAACTCAAAAACAGGAAATGTAATGGAAACTCTTATCTCTCAACTCAAAACAATTCTAGGTACAAACTTTGCTTTATACCTGAAGGCACATGGATACCATTGGAACATTGAGGGACCAAATTTCCCACAATATCATTCTTTCTTAGATTCCTTTTACACTTCTGTGTTCGCTCAAACCGATGATATTGCTGAACATCTTCGTGCATTAAATTCTTATGCACCAGGTTCACTTGCTCGTATGCTTGAACTGGCAGACCTACAAGAAGCAACAAACATACCCGATGGTATTGCAATGATG